TACCATCCAACAGCAAGCCGACTATTTACCATCTTTTATTGCGATTACATTTGACCTTACCGATGGAATAGTAACTTCTAGTACTACTGTTTTTACTACAGGTTTGACAAAAGAAGATTCAGCAACCAATAGACCTTTTATTGATGAGGAATTAAAACTAGCCAGAACTTTATCTGTTTATAATCAAAATGGTGCTGCAATATTTCCAGATACATTTACTTATAATCCTACAACAGGAATAGCAGAAAGAAGGCTATTAAGGGCTTATGATTGGGAATACAACACAACAACTAACCGACCTCAAAGAGATGGTATAACTGATTTAAGAATGATTCCTAAAACTGTTTTTCGGCTTAGGGAACTAACCCAAATTGAAAAAGCAATGGTTTCATTCTTTCTTGAAAAGCCAATCAAAGAATCAATTACAAATGACAACTGGAATGCAACTAATATTTATTTGCTGCCACTTCCAGAAGATTGGGTATTTGATTTTATAACTGTTTCTTCAACAAAAAAACAACTTGCAGTTTCAAGTTCTAAATATGGTGTTTCATTTATTTTAGCAGGAATAAAGGTTTCTTCAAATTGGTATTTTCAAAGGTTTGTCGATCCTGATTATACATCTGGAACACCTCCTGATTTAGCTTCAGGGTTAAGTGGAACAACACCATCTAATCCCGATACTGGAAAGCTTTATTCAACAGTTTACTACGACTTTGACCAATGCGAATTTGGAACTGTTGTAAATGAAGAGCCTTTTAATTTGATTATAAAGTCAAGCGATTCTTATCAAATAAATATTCCACAGGATTTTATTTTTGACCCGGCTATTGACCCAGAAAGCGACCAATTTCCTTACATTGGAATATTTGACTGCAATGGTAAATATTTGCAGGATATTGGAAGTTTAACTAAACCAGTAACTGTAACTTGTGAACCGTATGTATATTCTTATACCTATACTGAAGGTGATTTTAACTCACTAAGATTAGACATAAACTCCAATATTTTAGATCCAGCACTTTATAATTTTGGTTTATCTGTTTTTAACTTTTTTGATGAAGCCCTTGTTTATGATAGTTTTCAAAATACTCCTGCTGATAATTTAACAAATAAAGTTGCATTAATAAACTATATCAATAGTTTATCGGCAAGTGGATATCAGATTAATTGTGTAGAAAATTTAGATCTTTCAGTTACTATAACTTTTGAAACTAATTTACTCCCATGTATTGAAGACGATTATATTGTAAATTTGCAAATAAAGTTAATTGCTGATGATGCTTTACCAACTGTACAATTCACAAAAGTATCAGGTGGAACCCAAATTTTGTACTCATCTCAATACCAAGCCAGCATCACAATTCCACCATTAGCCAACGGCATTTATCGAATCGGGATTTACAACACCTATTTTATAGATGAAGTAAACTATATCACTTTATTCGCTATGTCGCAACCTTTACAATTGGATAATTTTGAAACCTTTACTCAGATTCTGGAATATGGTTCAGCAAAAGATTCAATCATTGAAGGCTTTGAATATTTGAACGGATGGTTACAACGGATTAGGGTAGCCTTAAATGGTGCAGGTCAAACCTATGCTTTAGAAGAAAGTATTTATCGTAATTCTGATGGAACTTTTCAAAAACCTCAGAATAGTACCGATGAAATAATATATTTGCACACAGATTATTTTGATTTAAAAACTCAAAGAGCAATGACCTCCGCCACGAGACATCCAATTTTTGTTTTAGCAAATCAAAATCTATCAGTTCAGGGAGATCTTGAAATCGCCACAAATCAAGATTACACGACAAATCAATCTTTTAGGAAACTGCAGCAAATGCGGTTCCAGGCAAAAAATCAAGGCTATCAGCCGAATAACAATTCCTGTTTAGGATAAAAAAAAATAATCATGTATAACTTTGACTGCCCGGTTAAGCCGTGCTACGAAAACTTTCCTTGCGATATTGAAGAAAAAGGAAAGATAGTAGCATTGGTTTTGGTTGAAAAGGGCGAAACAGTAGATAAGACAGATGGAGAATCAATGATTGATTCATTCACTTTGTTAGCAGTAAATGGCAAGGCTCAATTAATCCTCAACATTGATGGAGAAAAGCCTAAGCCAGAAACGAATGAAGGACCGGGAAGAGGTCTTCAGGAAACTAAGATAATGGCATCCGTTCACACAATCAACTGGATAGATTATCAAGGTGTTCCTAATATTCCTTTTTATAACAACATCAGAAGGAGTGGCCAGAACTATGATTTGTACTTCATTACACCGACATTGATTTATGACGTGTCAGGCAACCAATGTACAGTCGTTGCTCCAATGGTAATTGATAGGGACTTGAAAACCTTTCAACGTGCTGATGGCACTCTAAAATGGTCAGCAAATGGAGATCCTTTGCCTCAGTCAGTTCCTGCAATAACAGTACAGGACTTTATGATTCCTTTGCAATATACTTTTGCAGTTGGTGAAACTTATGAGGAGTCAGTTGTTGAATTTGCTACGATTGCAGGTTTTTGGACCGCAACAATTAACAAGAGTTTGCCATCGGGTTCAGTTCCTGATGTGGTTTATTCTTTGATTGATTTGCCAAATGATATTGCTAATTTGGGGATAATCTTTGACCCATTAACTGGTGAGTACGAAATAACTCCAACTCAGTTTGGTGTTTATTCTTTCACAGTATTGGCATCTAGTGCAGAAAATTGCATTACTGGTAAATTGTTTGTGACCATTACAGTAACTCAAGTTTAGTATTATCATGGAAAAAGTAACTCAGGGGCTTTCTAATTTTTTAAATAAGTCAAAATTTAGAGAGGGTAAAACAGATTTCATTAAAGAGATAAGGGAGAAAGCGGAATTGCTTAGTCCTCATTTTGAAAATGACTACCCTGGGTTCCTTTTGAATGTTGTTCATCCTGGTGAGCAAATCCAGATGAAAAACCACAGGAAACTGAACTGGGAATCACCAACCATTGCAGCAACTGGAAGAATACAAACAAGCTGCCAGAAGATTCAGCAGGCTGATGACTTTAGAATTATCTGGAATGATTCAGACTTGGAAACTGGTATCCCTTCAAGTAATAGTTTAGAAAAGTATTGCAAAGAAAACCTCCCAAAATTCAAGAATCTTGAAGACTGGGCATTCTCGGTTTATCTTAGAAGTCTATTAGAGGATGCAAACTCAGTTTATCTGATATTGCCTGACCTATCAGCCTTTATTGATAACCAATTACCGATTGATTGGACCTTGCCATTCCCTCAGTATTATGGTTCTGAAGATATTATCCATCATAAGGATAACGAGTTAATAGTAAAGATTAATGACCTTGAAAAAGATGGAGAAAAGTTCAATAGGTTTCTGGCAATATCAATGGAAGGGATTGTTTTGGCGGTTCAATTCAGACCTTATAACCCAAATGAAAATGCCTTTAACTTTTATCCGGTTGAATATCCATTTATAGATTTCCCGGTCGTTATTGCAGGTCAAAAAATCTATGAGTTAGAAGATAATGCAATCATTTATGATTCGTTTTTAGCCCCTTGTGTACCTTCATGGAATAGTGCTTTAAGACGTGCTGATGACTTGGAAGTAAACTGGGCATTACATGCCAACCCTCAATACTGGAGGATTAAGAATAGCGAATGCAAGACCTGTAAAGGTGTTGGAAGGGTTCTTGTGAAAACTTCTAATGAGTTAAGGGAATGTTCTTCATGTGCCGGGACAGGTACAGGATCCGAGGGAAGCCCATTCAATCAAATTGAAATTACACTACCAAAATCAACAATCACAAATCCAACTCCGCCATCATTCCCTTATAGTTCCCCTGCTGGCTATATTAAGAGGGATGACGATGCCATTAAGAATTTGAAGGTCGAAGTATCAGACAAGATATTTGAAGGCTTCCAGGCGATTGGTTTGGAGTTACTTTCAATTGTCCCTGCTCCTCAATCAGGAATCGCAAAGCAATATGACCGAAAAGAGATTAATACTTTCTTTTATCAAATTGCAATAATGATTCAATATGGGTATTCCCATTCAGCTAAATTGATTTATAACCTCCGATATGCAGGCATCGCAGATGCAGCAGGGTTAGATTATGAAAAAAGACTTGCCTCATTGCCTCGGATAACCATCCCTTCAGACTTTGACATCCTAACAATGGATATGTTAGCGGTTAATCTTAGCAAGGCCAAGCAGGACCAATATAACCCTGTTATCATTGCAGGAATGGAAAGGGATTATGTGGAAAAACTTTATGGAGAGGATTCGGATGAACTAAAACTAATCAATATCATTTCCAGATTAGACCCTTTACCTAATAAGTCAGTTGATGAAAAGGTAATCATCAAAGATTCTTACGGATGTTCGGAGGTTGACTTTGTACTTTCCTGTTACATCAATTCATTTATTAACCAGTTGGTTGAAAATGATGAATATTGGTTGGATAAGAAACTGCCAGAGCAAAGAAAAAACCTTTTGCAATTAGCAACTGAAAAGCAAGCGGAAATCAAAAGGTCAATTGTGCCGATTACTACTGATGTCCGGGCTTTTGCTTAACAAAAAACAAAAGGGTTAAAGCTATGAACCTAGCAACTGATTAAATCCTTGTTCCTTGACATCTAAAAAAACTTTGTAATATTTACCATCGTTATCAAATTCTAGATACCCTTCTAAGAATTTACCACCCATCCAATTTTTTTTGTGCCTTATGTTTCTAATAACATCTTCAACGGTTGTTTCAAAGACATCGTGCCAAGTTGTAATTTCTCCATCTGAACGTTGGCATATTAATTTTAATCCTGTTGCTTTCATTTTGTTTTTAAATTTAACCCAAAACTAAAACAACAAATTAAAATAAAAAATAATATTAATTCTTTGTTGCAGATATTCGAAAAACCGATAATTTGAATATTCAAATTATTACATTTAACTTTGTTGCATGGTATTGCCATTTGACAAGATTTATTTTATCTCCCTGAAAAAATCAAGCGGATTAAAAAGGAGAATCTTATTAAATGAACAATTTGAAAAGTTATCAATAACCGACAAAGCAGGAAATAAACCTGAATGGATAATTGCCGAAAATGGCATGGTTGTTAATCATTCAATTGATAACTTATTCAGGAAAAAAAACCTTAGAAAGGGTTCAGTTTCTTTATCTGAAGTTGGTTGCTTTTCAAGTCACAGAAAGACCTGGTTAAAGTTTTTTGAATCTGGATTAGAAAGCTGCCTTATCTTAGAAGACGATGCCTTATTTGGGGATTTGTCAATATTTGACAAGTGGGAACAATTTCCAGAATGGGATTTTATAAACTTTGGATTTATTAAGAACAGGGCTTCCATAGTTGACAATTTAGAATTAATTATCAAATCTCAATTTCATGGCCTTTGGAAAGGATCGGGGATGTGGCTGACCCATGCCTATGCAATTAACCAAACAGCTTGCAAGATTCTTTTAAAAGAAACGCAAACGCAAACAGGAGGGTTAGACTGGCAATTGACTGGAATACAACCAATGTTTAAATCATTTGGATTTATGCCTTCCAGAATCAGCCAACAGCCTTTAAAGACTGCCCCATCTCAAATTCATCATACTCAGTAATTATTTATTTATATGACTTTAGAACAATTAAAAAAGCTTGCGGAAACTAATCCGATGAAATTGGTAACTCTTCATAGAAAGAAGTCCAACCCTAAAACTGAAAAAGTAATCTGGGACACGATTGAAGTGATTGCTACCGTTGCATACAACAACCTCCGAAAGCCTTATGAACAAAAACTAAGCGGATGGAAAAAAATCTATCTGGAAAGGGATAGCTCAGGTTCAATTGAAGAAGAATTTGTTTTCACTAAAAACTCCCTATCTAATCCTAACCTAATTGAGCAATTGAAAGAAGCAGGATTTGTAAAGGTTGAAGCAACAAAGCCAGAACCCATCCCGGTTGTTGAAAAGTCTTTATCTGATTTTAGCGATGCTGAACTTTTGGAATACCTAAAAAGCAAAGGTTCAATTCATGGAAAAGTTAAATTGAAAGGCGAAGAAGAAATCGAATCAAACCTAACCGACCCTCAATAATATGAAACTTACAAGCTTATTAAAGACCTTAGCTAAACAGGCAGGCATTGAAACTCAAAAGGATCTTAATGATTTTTTGGAAACCAATAAAGAATCTTTGGAAGCATTGGAATTGCCTGATGTAACTGGTAATTTGATGCAGGAAAATCTTTGGAATGAAGAGGTAGCCAAAACCAAAGGAACCCTAAAGAAACACTTTGCAGGTCTATTGTTTCCCGGTATTGAACAAGGGGCAAAGGAAAGAGCAATTGAAGCAGGTCTAACCAATGAAGAAGTAATCCAAATTCATCAATCAACTCAGGATTCTGGCCAGAGGGTTAATAGTTATATTGAAGCCTTAAAATCTAAGCTTTCCAATGCTGGCAAAAATGCCAAAGGAAGCGATGAGATAATGAAACAGATTCAAGAACTTCAGACCAAAGCAATTGAAATTGAAAGGTCTAAAAATGATGAAATCAATTCCTTAAAATCAAATTTTAATTCTCGGATTGAAGACTTTGCTTGGAAAAATGAGGTTTCTAAAGTTAAATGGAATAAGGCAATTCCTGAATCTGTAAGGTCAATGGCATTAAAAGAAGCCATCAGAACCGAAGTAGAAAAAGAAAACGGCAAATTGATTTTCGACCCTGAAAGACAAACATGGGAGATCGTCAATAGTGCTGACCCGACAATGAAAGTTAGTAAGGCTGGAAAAATATTGGATTACAATACTCTTTTTCCTTTAGCTTTGCAAGAACATAAACTTTTGGACATTGAACCTTCTGGTGGTGCAGTTGGTGCAAATCCTGGCAATCCTTTTTTTGTTCCTTCACAAGGGCAAGGCAATTCACCGATTCCTGAATACGTTCAGAGATCACTAGGTAGTGCGAATAAGCCTATCGACTTTTCACAATCTTAAAAAATGTCAGTAAATTTAGCATACGTTCAGGCTGCTTTGTTAATCTTAGCCTCGGACGATGGAATAACCAACTCTTTATCCGCACAAACGAATAGCGGACTTTTAGGTGCATTATTAACACCTGAAAACTTATCTTATGCAAGTCAAACAAGACTAGCCAACGACAACGGAACTGGTCATACTAGGGAAGTTAGAATTGCAACTAAGCAACGATTAACCGCAGATGATAATGAATTTCTTGAAATGGATGGCTGCGAGTTCGGAGATGAAATGCCGTACTTGGAAGAAACTGTAACAATCACTCAGCAATCAGCTGCAGGATTTACAATTTCAGAAGCACAAATCAGACTTTATCCTGATTTAGTTTCCAGACTTCAAGCGATTACAGGTACTAACATCCCTGCTCAGATGGTTATGATTGGCCGAATGATGCCAGAAGGCAGACAGATAATTCAAGCGATTAGAGAGGTAACTTTCAACTTCGCCTTGTCTTATAACTCTTTGGTTCAAAAAATGAACAAAATTCTTTTAAATGATTTTGTTTCAAAAGTTGGAAACTGGAGAGGTGGTGATTCAACCAAGAATTACGAAGTTCAAACCGCTAATGCTTATGCTTCTGGAGGTGGTTCTGTTAATCCTGCTGGGTTGTTCAAATTCAAGCAAGATTTGAGGTCACAAATGTTACAAGGTAATGCCCACACCATTTCTGGATGGGGTGCTTTGGATCGTGTTGTTGCTCAAGATAGTGCTTTCTTTGGTCAAGGTGCTAATGGTGTTGAATACGGTTCTTTGGTAGCTAATGCCAATCTAATCAGCAGATACTTTGTTGATGAAAACATCGCAAGTGTATTAGGTTCTGAGGACAAAGCATTAATCTTTATGCCTGGTTCTGCAAACTTACTTCCTTACTTAAAGTATGTTGGTACATTTGGCCGAATCGGAACAATGGATAGGTTTACAATGCCTGTTCCAATTGTCCCAGGTCTTGAAGTGGATGTTAAGATTCTTCCTAATGAGTGCGATGAGATTTATGAAATCAAATTCGGTCTTCATTACGAGTTATACATTCCTGAAATGGACCTTTTCAAGTCAACTGATTTGTTGGCTGGTGTAAACGGTACGCTTCAAGCGACTTTTACGCAAGGCTCCTAGATAGTAGAGATTACAATTCAACGGATTACAATCCATTGGATTATAGTTAGATTTATGAGCCTAAAAGAAAAAGCCCCGACAAAATCGGGGCTTTTTACATTTTTTTACACCAAAAATTAATCTTTCAAAGTTACTGTTATTCCAGTTTTGGACGTTTTGTAAGGAGGGAATATTTCGATTAACTCCCCTGTTTCTTCATCTAATATTGAGGTCTTTGATTTCAAAGATTTAAGGAAGGTTTCCCTGTCCTTTCGTTCAATATCCAACTTTTCAATATTAGATTTGATGCTGAAATATTTTGAATCATTTGATTTATCAAAGTGCCATTTAGAACCAAGTTCCTTAACTTCAATTCTTGCAGATTTAAACTCAAATGATTTGCCATGTTTCTCGGCCTCTGCAAGCGTTGTCGTTTCAATTGACTCTATTACTTGAGTTAGGGCAACCATGAAAGCCTTGCACCTAATATGCACATCTAACGAGTCAATACTTCCTGATTCAACTTGCTCAATAATTTCCTGAGCAAATGTTTGGGCCTGACTTTTGGAAGCAGGCCCACTAAATAAAATTGATTGATTTTCCATAATTATTAAAAAGGTAATGGTTCTAAGTCTTCTTTATCTGGAACTTGAAATTCTGCTACCTTTTGCTGAACCTCTTCCATGTGCCGGATTTCAGGGGAAATAATTGTCTTGTATTCCTTTGACTGTCTGATTTTATCTTTCAAGAAATCAGGAAGGGAATCAAACTTATTTTGCTCAAAGTTTTCAAGAGTGAACTCAAAGCTTGGGTTAATCTGGGCAGGCATAACCACCCCTTTCATAACTGTTGAAACACTAGCGATTTTGTCATAAATTCTGGATGGGTCTTTCTTACCCGGTTCATGAACTATTGAAAGCATACAAGACACACCTAGAAGCTTGGTGACATCAAAGGCTTTTGCTTCATCTTCTGTGAATCCTTTGCCCCTCCATGATGTCAGGAAGCCCCTTAGACTAGACTTCTCATGCATACTTAAAGTGAACTCCTTACTGATTGCTTGGGGTTGCAATCCTTTTTCTGGATTAAACACTTTCATTTCGGTAGGTAACTCCCATGTTATCCTAACCTTGTTTACATTTTTTTTAATTCCTTGAAACTCCTCTTCAACTGTTCCAATCTGAACCATTGAATAACACCTTGCCAGATAGGTTCCGGCAGGAATTGGTTCATAAGTCGAACCTCCACTATTTGTTGCTGTAATTGGCATAAATTTTTTTGTTTTATGGCTGCAAATATAAGACAACAAATTGAAATAAAAAAACTGAATGAAAGAAATTTTATAATTTATAATTTTACAAAAAAAAGAAAATGAATTGTCTATTAAATTACGTTGGTATTCGTTCATGTGGAGTAGCACCTGAATCAGGAGTATTTATCAATCAGTTTCCGGGAATGTCAACCGAACTCATGGATAAAATTGCCAGTCAAGACCAGGTTACATTCATCCAGGTTTGGAAGGACATCCAAAATTCTGCATACCTCCGCTTTAAGTCAGTTGTTCAGGATGCATTGGTTTCATTTGGTTCTGCAAGATTTGACCAGATTTTATATCAAACTCAAAAACCTTTTGTGCAGCAATGGGCAAAGGTTGAACCAAAGCCGGAAGAGGCTATTTTTAGAGGTATCATTGCAACCATTACAGGTTCCCGGTATGTAGGACTAAAAGTAAAAAATATCCTTGTCTACAACTCTGGTAATACAGATGTTCAGTATGTGGATGTTCGATTAGTTGAAACCCAAACAGGAAAAATCCTTTGGCAGGAAAGTATAACCATGCAGCCGGGCATGAATAAGATATTTGTCAATGAAACTTTCTTCAGCGATTGGAATGCCATCAATATTGCCTTGTTAGTTGATTGTACCAACCTGCCGACCTTAGATGGTACTTTCATGGACTACGGTGCTTTCGGTTGGGGAAACCTGATGGATTCCTGTCCTAGTCAATTCTCGTGTTGGGTTAATCAGGGGTATTCAATCTATCCAATAACGGCTGATCTTAATTATGAATCTGGCAATGATTGGAACAACGACAATACTCAATCGGGGGTTTATTGGGATGCTGAGTTAATAGCCTCACTAGATGCGTTTATTTGCAGCCAAAAAGAGGATCTACTTGATGCATGGACTAACCTTTTATGCTATTACACCCTTTGGACTAAAATGTCATCCAATCGGGTTAATTGGTTCACTAATTCCAATCAGGAAATAACCAACTCCAACATGGCCACTTATGATACTCAGTTCAAAGATGCGATTAAGATTTGGGCTAACCAGTTAAACCTGCAAGGGGAAGGAATGGCATTTAATTATGAAGATGCTGCCATTATTCAGAATCGGGGTCGAATGCCATAAAAAAAACCAGACTTAAAATAAATCTGGCTTTTAGTCGTTCAATTACCCTAATTATGAAAAATCACTTTTATTCTGTAAATATAAATCTATCTGCAATTTCCTTAAATTCTTCTTTTGGTATAAAATCAGAATTAGAATTTTTTTTCAAAACTGCAATTACTTCCTTATCCGGATTTTCTTCTGAGTATGGACTTTTTTCTCCAACCTCTAAAAGATGGTAGTTACAAGCTAAAGCCAATTGTTCCCAAAAATCCATAGTAAAAAAAGAAACTCCATGTCCTGCATAGGTTCCTGTTTTTGGATTTGCATGAATCATTATACCTCCTTCTTTTGTCCAATTATGGCAATTAAGTAAGGCATTGTATAAATCAGAAACGTGTTCAACAGTTCCAAAATCAGTTAACAAATCGGCTTCAAATCTTTTTTTGGATTCTTTGCTCAAATCAATTGGCAAGGCTCTGTTTTTACCATGAATGTCAATTGATTCAATATCAATCCCTTCTTTCTTGTAAAATTCATCAGACCTCATGAATTGGGTTTCTTGCCCAATATCCATTAATTGATCGCCAAGTTCAATGATTTTCATTGATGGTGAGGCATATTTGTAAAAAAGATTATGAGTAATTGTATGTATCATTTTGCAAATTAACTACATTCCACGCATCAAAAAAATAACCGATTCAGGAATCATGTAATTACCTGCATACATTGATAAATCACCTGGTTCATGAATCTTACATTCAAGTTGATTTAAGATAATTGAAGCAGCCGATTGATCTTGCCTATGGTGTAGGAATCTATAATCTTTACTTTGACCATCATGCAACCTCGACCCATCAAAAACACCATCCTTTGCAGATTGTAAAAATCTGTCAATAAATTCTTTTCCAATTGGGTTTGTAATGTTTATTCCAAACATTGAGGTACTAGCAATTTTCCAAGTTTCTGCTAAATCTCTTGAAACATTAAAATAATCCAAACATTTGTCTGAACATTCTTCGGCACAATTGTATCCATTTGACCAAAAATAATACCCTTGTTCATTGATAATGTCAAAGATTGGATTAGGATCTTTTATTGCCCATACTGAACAATCTAACCAAAGAATATGAGTGTAACCTTGCTTAATAGCTTCCTCAAATGCTGATGCTTTTACGTTGTAATTGTTTTCAGTTCCAAAGGATTGATTAGGCCAATCATCCCAAGTTAATACATCCCAATTAAAACCATGAAAATTCAAGCTTTTTACAAGTCTTTTTTGACCTTGTGGATACCATGAACCAATTGCAGCATTTATTATACAAGCCTTAATTTTTGATTCCATATTTTTGGTTATGTTCTTGAAATTTATACCTGTAAAAATAAAGAACTGAATCGATATAGACCTCAGTCTTTAATAATCCTGATAACTTTAATCTTTTTGCAAAGTCATGGTCCTCTCCATATCTAAGGTCTTTATAACCAACTTTTAAACAGATACTTTTTCTAATTGGAACTTTTGGATAGGTTGTTCTAATGTATCCAAATCCATAAGCCTTTTCCATCCATGCCCTGTATTTTTTTGAAACTGATTCTGTTTTATAAGGAGTTCCTGAGCATTCTATTTTATGACCAATGCAATCAGGATTTGATTCTAAAGCCTTTAAAACTTCATCAACATAATCGGTTGAAACCCAATCATCGGAATCAATCATTACAACATATTCGCCTTTGGCATTTTCAATCATTCTTTGACGTTTTGCCCCTATTGAAACTTCTTTGTTATCAATATCGGTTAATACTTCAACTGGCCTAAATTCAGATTGAACTTCTAAATAATCAACCAGTTTTTTAGTCATTTCTTCCCGGTCAAATGTTGATGGGATAAGTATTGAAAGCTTAATCATATTGGGAATCCTTTTCTTTTTCGGTTATCAAAGTTTCTTTTATCTCGCAAATGAACTGATTTTGATTCAGTTTTTTGATATTGGGCATCATTTGGACCTTTTCCATAGGCAGGATGTAAGTGTTGAAAAATAATTGAATTTATAAATTGATACTTACCTCTACTTTTTGCAACCTCTTGACTTTCATTATCACACCAGACTGATACATACGAGGGATGGTAAATGTATTTATCCCTTTCATAATACTTCCTTCCAATAATTGACATGGTTGATAATGCATCAATTGGGTCATGGTTTGAATCTCTGAAATGGACATAACCATCCAAATTTGGAAAACATTGTAAAAAGACATTTTTTATTTCAACATCAAATCCATTTTTTACAAATATCTGGTCATCTGAAACATTGATTAAAATATCCCAAACTTTTAATCTTTCAACATCCCGGTTAATGGCATCTATTTTGTTTTTTGATTTGCCAAAAAAGTAATGCATTTCAAGTAAAAAGTTATTGTTTATCCAGTCAGTAAATTCAGCATTATTGACCGTATTATCGTCTTCATCAAGAGTAAGGCAAATCAGATAATCGTTATCGGTTGCATTGTTCTGGATGCTTAATAGGGTTTCTTTAAGCCTTTCTGGCCTTGACCTGCTAGTGACTTTATAAAGTATCTTCATCTGCTTTTCAAATAAGATTTCACAAGCTGCTCAATTGAAGCCCCTAACAACCGTTCGCCATTGTCCCGAAAATAAAGAAAGAATCTATTGAGTTCTTTTTCAAGTTCTTCTTGTTGCATTTCTTTGGCTTGTTCAATAAACTCATAAACCCACATAGGTATTTCTCCCATATCTTTGTTATCAATTTGTATTTGCAACCATTCTACTGCTGTTTGTTCTTTCATATTGTTTTTAATCTAAAATTTCAAGTATAATTTCTGCAAAAGCAAGTATATCTCTATTCCTTAAATCGCCTGACTTTTGGAGTTTGATGAAAGCCAAAATGAAAGGCTTTAAATCATTTATTTGCTCTTCTGTTATCATAAAAAACCTTTTTGTGAATAATCGCTAAACTTCATTAATGGACCATTAAATTTAACCGGGAAGGTGCTTGTATCCCCATCCCGAAACTTTGCAATATCAACAATGCAAAGGTCTTTAACAGGATAGGAATCATTGTCAAAATCAACTGATTCAGTCATCTTGTAATATTCAGGTCGCATCAGGAATATAACCATGTTTGCATCCTGTTCAATTGAACCTGATTCCCTTAGGTCTGATAATTGAGGCATCTTAGAAGGTCTTGATTCAACTGCTCTGGACAATTGCGATAAGGCAATGATAGGAATATTTAAGTCCTTTGCCAATACTTTCAAGCCTCTGGATATCTCAGCAATTTCACCCTCTCTATTTTGGCCTTTTTTATTTTGCCCTCCCATCAATTGCAGGTAATCAACTACCAACAATTTAATACCAAACTTTTTTTTCCACATCAAAGCCTTTGAACGTAGCTTCCTTATGTTTAGCCCTGCTTCATCATTGATTTGCAATGGCCAGTTTCTAACCCGATTTGCGGAACTGTAAAGCCTTTCTCTATCGTAGTTATCTAAGATGTTTCTTTTAATCTTAAAGGCAAATACATCTGAATCCTGACTAATCATTCTTTCAATTAATTGCTCACTTGACATTTCCAGACTGAACATCCCGGTAGGTACATTGGCAATTGATAGGTTTCTAAGAATCGATAAGACAAAAGCCGTTTTTCCTTGCCCTGGTCTGGCAGCCAAAATGATTAAATCGGTATCAACTAAACCGCCTGTCTTTTCATCTACTATCTGAATGCCCGTAGACAGCCCTGCGAGGCCCGTAGCGTTGTGTTCTTGCCATTTCTGGCTTACATCATACACAACTGTTTGAATCGTCCTCTCGTCCTCTGTAATGACTTGCTTCATCAGGTCATCAAGTCCATCATGGATCTTTGCTACGGTATCGAATACGTCATCGGTTTCCGATAATGAGCAGTTCAAAAGTTTTGCACCCATCTGGCCAATTTCTCTTTTCAAAAAGTTTTCAAGAAGAATTGAAATGTGGACTTCGATGTGTGCAGTTGATGAAACCTTTTCTGATAGCTGTGTCAGCTTCCTAGCACCTCCGATTGATTTATACTGACCAATACTTTTTAATTCGTGGGCAATGGTTATAAGGTCAATTTTTTTTGAATCTTTAATGAAGTCGAGGAAAATGCCGGCCAGAATCCTATGGTTTTCTAATTCAAAGACATTTACGGATTGAATACGATTTGAAAATTCTATCTGGGCTTCTTTGTCCAGTAAGACTGAGCCTAATACTATTTCTTCAATTATCTGATTTTCCATTTTTAAAAGCTAATTTGGTTGATGTTAATTGTTGATTTTCAAAATTGGTAGGTACAGGTTTAAGATGGGTAATTGTATTTTTTAGTTTTAGTTTCCAGTTTTTAATCTTATTTCCATTCCCATCTTTCCAACCATCATCAATCCAAGTTTCAAATTTTGCTTTTACAGCAAACAGCCTATTGGGAAATTCTTTTTCTAATTCTGTTTTGTAGTAAGAAATAAATTCTTCTTCAGTTGGGATTTCTGTTTTAGCTAAAAGTTTTAAAAATTTAGGTTCATCAATAAAAATAACATTATCATTTACATTTTCATTTACAGTATCACTAACAGTAACATTATCATTAACACTTACAGTTATGTTTGTTATCGGATTTATAACACTGTTATCGCTTGTTATACTTTGTTTTTCTTCGTTATGTTTTGCCCATCTGGATTCCATACCTTTTTTACCAGCTTCTGACTTTTGATTTTTTTTAAACTCCCAATCTTTTAAATTCCTTTTTAATTGTTGTTTAATTGGTTCAAATGCAATTTTAGTAATCCTATCTGGTGGCTCAGGATCTTCATCATTTACATACCTAAAAATGTGTTTAATTAACCTTCCTGCTTCATCATCGTCAAGTTCTTGAAACAAATGTGTTTGGTCGCAAAAAAGTATAAAAGACTTTTTATTATCAGCCATAAAATAAAGAAGCCCATCGTCAGGAGGTAGGAGTCTCCATCGGATAGGCTTTTGTTGGTTTAAAACCAATATTTTGTAACGGCTCCTACCCCGCTAGCCTTTCGGCAATGCAAATATAACAATTAAAAATATAATGCAATCAACCAAAGTGCAAAAAAGCACAAAGTTGATGCCCATAGCATGAAGTTGTTGAATCTTAACTTGTCAATCAGTCTTTCAGACTTTTCATTTTTGGTCATTTCCATGAGGGCGATTTTATCCAACTTTTCAAAGTTTGATTTGTACTCATTGGCATCAGCAGTTAAACGAATCTTATCCATTTCTAACTCATCAATCCTTTCCTTATTAGTCTTATTGGCAACATCTCGGAGGTTTTCGGATTTGGTCAGTTGTTCATCCAATTCATTGCACCGATTGAAGTACCTTCTGCCATACTCGTATCTGGTTTTAGATTCTCTTTCTAGTTCTTCAACCCTTGCGATTTCTCGCAGGATTTGAGCAGAACTATAAAACACATCCCTGATAGGTCCATCAATATGTAGATGGTAGTTGATTGCCCAAATTTCTAATCCATCGTCTTTTACTTCTTTGTGGGATAAAACTAACTTTCCCCGGCCAACTCCAATGCGTAGTCCAGGCTTAAGTTCTAATGGCATATTTTTCTCTTTCATTTTTTTTGTTTTTAAAATTTTGGCCAAATATAAATTAATATTTTAAAATGTTGCAAATGTTTCAAGATAAATAATTTTCAACTTCATAAATTACCTCATCAAGTGACCAACTAACTAAAACCTTGTATCCCCTCTTTTTGGCATTTTCTAAAAACATAATTTGATAATCCGTTGGTTTATTCTTTCCACATTTCAATTCAATAAAAAACCCTGCAAAACCTTTTCTGGGTTCAAAGATAAGGCAATCACTAACTCCCTTTTTAACTCCCTTTTTAGTCAGTAGGATGCCTTCCAGACTAAAGGTCAAACCTTTCTTTGTCGTGAATGTTTTGGTCTTTCTTTCGTTGGCCGGATGTGTCCACAAAAGCCCTTTAACATCGAGAAACCTAGCGACTGCAATTTGAAAAGAATCTTCGGTTCCTACATAAGGCTGAAAATTTGTTGGTTTCTGATTCTTAAGAAATTGCATAGAGAATGAATACATTGTTTTGCAATATTAGAATTTGTTGCCTTACTTTGCAATTATAGATAATAAAATTATGGCAGAAAAATGTATGCAATCCCTGACCTTTGCGGAGTTTTCCCGAAAGTACGGAATTGCAAGATTTACCCTATCAAAGAAAAAAGACTTATTCCAGATTGACCCGGGATTCGATGTTGAAAAGCTAATTGATAACCGATTCAATCAGGAATTGGCAAAACAAATCATATCAACATCTCAGGTTAGACCCAATGCCAAAGGCAAATTAAAACCTCGAAAGAAGCTTTGAGAGGTCGATTACCTTTATTTCTAACTGGATTTGTGCAGGTTTATTTCGTGGCCGTAAATACCTATTTCCTTTCAAAAGAAATGTATTTGGGAGTCTTTATTGCTGCCTTTATGATTAGCTTAATATGGTCGTTCAATGTCAAGAAGGTAGCTTTTGGGTCAATGACCGATAAAGTTGTTTATTCCTTTGGTGCGACCTCTGGGAGTGTCTTTGGGTTATGGAGTAGTAAGTTTTTGATTACCTTGTTGAATCAGTTTTGATATAATAAAATGAGTGTTAAATCGTTAATTATTAAAAAAATAACAAATGAGCAGGCTCAATCAATTGTAGTTAAAAATCATTATTTGCATAGAAAAGCCCCTTGTTCATTTGCTTTTGGATTATTTGACCCTTTACAAATTGAATCTGGAAGATTATTTCAAGAAAGTAAAATTGTTGGTGTTGTTATGTATGGTACACCATCATCATCCCCATTAAGGGAAGGTATTTGTGGGCATGAAGAAAAGAATAATGTAATTGAATTAACTCGTTTATGGATTTCAGATGAAGTAGGTAAAAATGGAGAAAGTTATTTAATAGGAAACACAATCCCATTAGTTGGAAAAGAAATTATTGTTAGTTATGCAGAAATTCAACAAGGTCATTTAGGAATTGTTTATCAAGCTACTAATTGGATTTATACTGGATTATCAGCAAAAAGAACAAATTGGGATATAGAAGGCAATAAAAGCCATTCACAAACTCTTGCGGACCGATATACATCCAAAGAATTAAAAGAAATGTTAGGAAGTTCTTTTAAGCAAGTTGAACGGCCTAGAAAACATAGATATGTTTATTTTAATTGTAACAAGTACAGAAAAAAGGAACTTATAGGAAAATTAAATTATCCTATTTTACCTTATCCTAAAAATTAAAATTATCTTAAGCCTGTTAATCCTCTTTTTTCTGCTGCTTTGTATTGTGTCTGGGTGCAGGCGTACAGCTCATGCCGGCAATTAAAACCCCCTGCGAGGGAGAAAATAGTAGTCTTAGTTGTACCAGGCATCCTGCCTTGCCAGTTCCCTAAAGATGCCCATGCTTCAACCTCCGATTTCTTAAAGAACCTTCCTGCCCTGGCATCACAAAAAGGTCTGGAAGTATCTATTCGGGTTCCAACGTAGGTATAAAACTGAAGGTTCAAATCATCGGAAACGACTGCATTGTATTCCCTTGAAAAAATCATTACTGAATCATTGGTAACTTGCTTGACATATCTTTCCAAGTATGCCCTTTGGTCTGGTGTTCCCTTTATAAACTCCCTGAGTACATTTTGCAGGTTGGTTCTGTTCGTATTCCCTGCAATGTTTTCCTTCAAGACCTGGGTAATGGCATTGTCAAAGTTTGACCTTATCTCGGCTCCCAAAAGTAGGTCGGTAGTTGTCTGGATGTTGCTTTCAAGTATCTGTTTATAAAGTTCTGATTTGGCAGAATAGCCATCAATCAAAGCAGAATAATAAGAATCAGAAAGCTTTTTGATTTCTTTAAACCCTGTCAATACTTCTTTAACTGCAACCTGATAAGCGGTATTGTTTACAATCGCATCAGCAATCTGGGTTTTTAGCTTTCTAAGTTTCTGCAAGTTTGCAACCCTTTCTTTGGCATCAAAAGAAAACTCATTGGAAATCTCTATTACCTGATTTGCAAGGTCTTTGAATATGGTTGGTAGCTTCCCATCCATATCATTGATTAACTTATCTTGTAAGTCTTGAATTGCCTTAATAATGTCAGATTGTTCCTTTGATAGCATTTTGCAAAATTAGCAAGCCAAACAATCAATTTTTTCCTTAATTGAAAAATCAATACTTACGAAATAACTTTCGAAGTTGAATTGGTCAATACCAAAGTAATTCTGGGCAATTGCCTTAGCATCGTTGTTGGTATCCCCTAATTGAACCTCCGATATACTATTGAGAATATAATTTAGATTATAATCATTTGAAGCAGTTTTGGAATTGGCTATCAATTTAAAATTAACCGTTCTGGAAAGAACCTGCTTCAAGCCTCTCCCATTCTCGTCATCAAGACTTGAATTTTCCCTGACGAAGAACAGAACCAAGTCGTAATTGTCATCGACTGAGCAAGGCTTTTCTGAATCAATTGACCTATAGTTGAAACCTTGATTTTCTGTAATAACCTCATGGGATTCCCCATAGTTTAAAATCTTGATTTTCAAAAGTCTTTCGATTTCAGAACATATTGTTTTTAAAGGTCCGTTTTTCATTTTAATAATATTTAAACTCCATAAAATCCTCTTTGGGAGGTGTAATTCTGCAAAATCTCACTTACACTTAATGCCCTGTCGTACATACTTACCCGATATATTTCACCATTGAATTGCCTAACTGCTGCGGTTCCCCAACTGCCGACCCTGTAAGATCTATCTCCTGTTGTAGGATAGCCTGGGTTAATAATAAAAGCATTAGAAGCAGACAAAAGACCATTGATATAAATATCCCTGGTTGCACCATTGAATCTTATTGCGACGTGAATAATAGTGTTTCTCGGTGCGCTGTTATTAGCCGATGTTATGGAAGCCGTAGAACCATCTTGACCATAGTAAATAGCTGAGTTTAGCCATGAATAACAAAGCAGATAACCAGTCAAACCTATTTGACCATTTCCGGCCAATAGTGAACCTCCGATGGCATCATTACTGTTTGGAACTCCTGTTGCTTTAAACCAGCAACACATGGTATAACGAGAAGGCTCAAAGGTAGTGCCAGTAAAATTGGAGTTTACGCCATTAAAAATTGGTACACCTCCCAAATTATTACTATGCACAACTGTCGCATTAGGTCGTGCTATTGAAGTCAATATGCCAACTGATTCCCATTCACCTCCTCTGGGATAGCTTAATATGTTATTGCCTACTAAATCAATGGCAAGGTTTTCTTTTACAAACTCTCCAGAAGGAAAAGAACTATTAAACCGATAATTCAAAGAACCTCGATTCAAAACAGTTGGAAAGGTTGGTAAAAAATTGGGAGTAGAAACTGGGAACATATTAAAACAGACTACCTCTTGCCGTTACCATTATCCTATCCTGTGCGCCTGCATACACCGACTGAGTAAACCAAAGCTGATCACCAGAATTAAGAATGAATCCACCTGTAGGTGTAAGAGTTGAATTAGCACCTATTACACTTACACTAGCTGTTGCAGTTGCAAGGGCAAATTCATTAATCAAAAAATAGGATGCACTTGTTACTTTTTTTCTAAAAACACAAATCGTTTGAGCAGAACTTGCTGCCCTTGCTAATTGTGCAGACCTAACTTCTATTATATCAATTCGACCTCCTCCATTAAAGCCAGCGATTAGGTTGGCAGGAGATCCACTTAAATCAATCAGAACATTACTACTGTTTAATAATTTGAAAGTAGCTGTGTCAGTTGTTACTGAAAAATCAGTAATTGTATATTCAGTATTTAATGAGGTTCCAGTAGCAGGTGTTCCACTAAGAAATACAATCTTATCACCAGGTAAAATGACTATCTGATTTGAAACAGAAATATAACTCCAATTAGAAATCGAAACAGTATCGGTAGTTGTATTGATGGTTACCGGAACTGTTTTCCAGGGCATCTCTACTAACTTAAAAAGTGTTCCTGTGCCATCTTTAGCGACATTGGCAACTCCACCCTCTGCTGATTCAATATAAGGTACTCGTCCAAATTGAGGAAAATTCATATTCCGTATTTATTTAAAAAGTTTATAAAAAATTCTTCAGTTACATCTTGAAAATCAAATTTGGCAATCTCCGAACCATCAACCAAAAGTATCATATTAGGAAAGGTTCCAACTAATCCAACCCTTTCATTAATCAATTCTAATACCTTGCTTTCTGTTATCGGTGTTATCGGTTCTGGCTCCACAATTACAGGATTTATAATTGCACCTGCCTGAGTGCTTATCTCTGCCGTTTTTGTAACAAGGATCTCATCAGATATAATGCTAAGTTCATTGGCCAATACCAGTTTTTCAAACTCATTCGCCAGGTTCAAATCAACCTTTTGAAGTAGTGTTAAAAGTTTTATTTGATTTTCAGTCATTTAATTGAAGTTCAAAAAGTTAAATAAAAAGTTAGTTGTGTTTTCTCCGCTTACACCATTTGCACCTGCCGGCCCCTGTGGACCTGTTGGCCCTGCTGGGCCTTGTGGACCTATTGGCCCTTGCGGACCTTCCGGTCCTTGAAGCAATAAAGCAACAATTAAATTATGGTTGTTTGCAAAGTTCGTTGTTCCAGTCCCTCCAGAAGAAACTAAGGTTACAGGTAAAATCCAATAGTTATTTGTTCCAGTAATTAAAGTTGGAAGGGCATTAATTTCCCAAGTCTGAAAATTTGCACTTTGAGTTTTATCTTGAATGATTATGGTAGTTCCAACTATTATCAAAGCTAAAAAAACATCAATATCAATCGAATCATCTGTAAGATGTGAGATGTTTATCTGAGTGGAATTTATCTGTGTCGCATTATTCCAAAGTAATCGTCCAGGTGTAGGGTTTCCGCTTGTTGATGTTGTCCTTGCATTGTATAAGAATAAAGTAGCAGATTCACCGTTTTCGCCTGCTGGTCCCTGTGGTCCTTCTGGTCCTTGCGGTCCTTCTGGCCCTTGTGGACCTTGATCGCCTTGATCTCCCTTGTCACCTTTATCACCTTTGTCGCCTTGATCACCCTTGTCACCTTTATCCCCTTGATCACCTTTGTCACCTTTATCACCCTGATCACCCTTGTCACCTTTATCCCCTTGATCACCTTTTGGACCCTGCGGCCCTTCTGGCCCTATTGGACCTTCTGGACCCTGTGGTCCTTGCGGTCCAGGTGGGCAATTGCATCCTGTTTCTGGAGGGCAAGAGTTTGAACAATCAATTAATTCAATCATTGAAAAGTCAATGGATAAAAAGTAAGTCGTAAAATCGTAATTGTCGATTCCAAAGTATGTCTGTGCAATTGCCCTTCCATCATTATTTGTGTTTCCAATTAATTGAACCTCTTTGATATTATTAAGAATGAAATTCAAATTGTAATCATTCGATTCACTTTTTGAATTTGCTATCAACTTGTAATTTACATTTCTCGAAAGCTTTTGTTTTAACCCTCGGCCCTGTTCAGTATTTGGAGTTGAATTTTCTCGAACAAAGAATAACACTAAATCATAATTGTCATCAACTGAGCAAGGCTTTTCTGAATCAATAGACCGATAATTGAAACCTTGATTTTCTGTAATTACTTTGTGACTTTCGCCATAGTTCAGAACTTTAATATTTAAAAGCCTTTCAATTTCAGATGAGATTTTTGAAAGAAGGGTATTTTTCATCTTGAAAGTTCTTTTTGAATTGCCTTGTTAATTGTCACTAAGGACTGTTTTAACTCTTGATCGGTCGG